CGGCGGAGTTCCGGTCCTGATCGATCATCCCGACTGCCCCGACGCCGATGGCGATATAAAGAATCCGCGAGGTTATTGGGAGTATGAGAAAGCGACGTGGCGGAACGGACTAGACGCGGCCCAAGGCAAGGCAGTCAAGGTCATCGGCCTGGGATTGGTTCCCAGGGTAGACGCCAAGTACCTGGTGATGAGGCGCGATGAGCTGGAGATTGCGTCCAGTCAGGGAGCAACGGTTGGGCTCGTTCGAAGAGACCTTGCCCGATTGCTCGAGCAGCTCATCGGGCGGGACTGCCTCTAGGTCTGGCATCGCGATCTGTTCGAGGAGCCTACCGGCGCGATCGGCCGGATCAACGATTTTTTAGGCGGCGGCCTTGATACCGCAGCAATGGCCAGGGCGATCGACCCCTCTTTGTACCGCCATAAGGGAGACGCCCGGACGGGGGCGAGCAAGATCGAAAGCGAACCCAGCGCAGCATCACATCCTCGTGGCACGATCGCGTTCGACGTCCCCAGGCCCCTAACTCCTGACTGGCAGCCCGTCCTGTCCACAACGGGCGGGCTGTCGATCGGCGTCGAGTGCCAAGGCCCGACCGGCTGGGTCGAGCGGCTGCGGATGCAAGGTTCGGCCGGCTCGTTCCGTCCCAACTATCAGCCCACGGATCTGTTTGTGCGGCTCCTCATTCAAAGCGACGGTAAGACCAATGCGCACATCTCGCTAGGGTGATCGATGACAGTTGCGATCCAAGCATTTACTCATGCCGTAGTATCGACCAGCGGGCAGTCGACGCTGTCTCTGCCTGCGCCGTCAGGGATCACTGTCGGCGATATGCTGGTGATCATTCAGGCCGCAAATGCGGGCGGAGCAGCCACCCCCACAACGCCGACCGGTTGGACTGCCATCACGGGCGCCGCCGAAACCGGCGAATTGAACCAGCTCTGGGGATGGTACAAGATCGCCGCGTCCGGCGACGTCGGCGCGGCCGTGACGATCGGCACGGGGGGATATTACAACTGGTCGGGCGCCTATTTCGACATCACCGGCGCGGCAACCACGATGCCGGTGGCGGCGGTAAGCTTGGGCGCCGGCCCAAGTCATCCGACGGAACCGAACATCACCTGCCCCTCATCCGGATCGTTGATCCTCTGGGGATGCTGTCAGCAGCTTGGCAACGGCGTCACGGGCCTTGCGGGGACCACGCTCGAATTCCTCAACACGACCCGATGCGGATTTCTGGTCGCCTACAACAGCAATCAGTCCGGCACGGTCACCGGACCGGCAGCGAATGCCAATTCCTACTCTTGGTCCTGCCTCGCATTGGCGATAGGGCCGGCAGGCGGCGGCTCGGCCAGCGGTTCGGGCGCGGTCACGCTCGGCGGTCTCACGGTATCGGGCTCGGCCACGGCCAGCGGCGGTAGCACGTCTACTGGTTCGGGCGCCGTCACGCTCGGCGGTTTGACGGTTGTGGGCTGGGCCACGGCGACAAACCCCGCCTATACCTACTACGACCTCAGAAACGCCGCGATCGCCAACAAGTATATCCAGCTTGAAGGCGGCGCGCAATACTCCTTGAGCTACGGTCCCGGCAACTCGGGCGCGTGGTACGCAGTCTACGGTCAGCCCGGAATGTACAACTCCGCCATCCGGTTCGTGGGTTCGGCTAGTGACATCCACCTCTATATGGCCCCTTACATTACCACGAACGGCACGAACTATGTGCGACTGTTCATCGATAACGTGAGCTGGTCGGTGACTGCCTACACCGGATCGGGCACCGCGTTTTCCTGGTATACCCTCGCCACGGGGCTGGACACCACGGCCCAGCACACCTACACGATCGTCTGGTCGCAGACGATGTGCATTCAGCAACTGTCAACCATCGGAACCATCAGCACCAACTACCTCCCCGCCAGGAAGATGATCGCCCTGTACGGCGATTCGATCCTCTATGCCGGCAACAACTACGACGCGTCCTCGGCGATCGCGGAGCCGATCCGCCAGTGTACTGGATATCAGATCTTCTCGGCCCCAGTCGGCGACACGGGAGTGGTCTACAATAACGGCTCCGGCACGGCTCTCTCGCTTGCCCCCGGGTGGTCAACTTACGGAGTGACTCCGGCCATGCTCATCGTCGAGTTCGGCCTGCTCGATGTGACGCAAGGGTCCAATGTGAGCACGTTCCAGACCGCCTATCAATCGATGATCGCGGCCCTTCAGACGGCGTTGCCTACCACGATCATCCTCTGTGAGGCGATCAGCAAGTATTCGACCGACACCGACAGCAACATGGTCCCCTACAACGCTGCGATTCAGGCCGCCGTGGCGGCGGTCGCGAGCCCCCTCGTTTACTACCGGCAAGGCAGCTTCAACAACTATCAGCCCGCCGAGGGTGGCGGAATGCACCCCAACGCCGTCGGCTACGCTCAGATGGGCCTGGCCTATGGCATGGACGCGGCGGCGATCCTGGGACCGCCAAACGCAGGCGGGAGACGCAAGATGGGAGTGATGTCGTGATCCTCAAGAACGTGGCGGGGCAAGGTGTCTTCCTGTTCGCCTACAACTCAAGCGGGCCGGTCACCGGCGGGGCGGCGAACATCACCGGTTACTATTCGCTCGACGGTGGCACGGCGACTGTGTTTGCCACCGCCAATCCGACCGAGATCTCCTCGACGCACATGGCGGGCATCTACTGGCAACCCCTGGCTCAGGCAGAGACGAATGGCAACGCTATCGCATTCGAGTGGACGGATTCCACAGCCGGCGTGTCGATCGATCCCGTCCTCGCACTGACAAGCGGATCGGGCGTGCCCGTGTTGTTGACCGAGACTTTGGCAGCGGCTAGGGCTCTGGATTCGATCGCCGATACAAGTCTTACGCTCAACGACGCTTTTCAGTGTGCGGTTGCCACGGTCGCCGGCAAACAGACCACGAGTGGCACGACCTACACGACCAAGACGCCATCGACCGGCACAGTTTTACGGACGTTCACTCTCGACCAGAACCCCAATCCGAATAACCGAACCTGATGAGTCTCGTTCTCGTTACCGGTGGACTGCTCGGCAATGCCCTCGTCACCGGTGGGCTCGACACCGGTGGGCTGATCGCCACCGGCTCCGGAGCGATCACGCTCGGGGCCCTCGGCGTCCTGGGGTCCGGCGGCTTCACGACGATGGCCAGCGGGTCGGTCCCACTGGCGGCCCTGAGCGTTTCGGGCAGTGGGACGGCATCGGCTCCAGGCACGGCCAGCGGATCGGGCGCGATCACGCTCGGATCGCTCGCGGTTGTCGGTGCCGGCTCGTTTGCCACGACGGGCAGCGGCTCGGTGGCACTGGCGACACAGACCGTCGCCGGCTCCGGTTCGTTCACCGGTATCCCCGGATCGACCGGCAGCGGGACAGTTACTCTCGGCGGACTGGCAGTTGTCGGGGCCGGTGGTTTCGGGAGCACGGCCCGCGGAACGATCACGCTCGGCTCGATCATCGTCGCCAGCGCGGCCAACGGCGGGGGAGTGGGCCCGCTCTACCTTCCCTACGAGTTCACGTCCGTTCTGATCGCTGCGGAGAACGAGATCATCGATGATCCGTTTGACATCGACCCCGAGCAGACCGTGCTCATTACTTCGGGTCTGACCTCGGCGGATTGAAAGTCAAAAGTCAAAAGTCAAAAGTCAAAAGGTAAAAATCTGAATCCGTACTTTCTCCTTTTACCTTTTACCTTTTACCTTTTACCTTCTTAAGGCTTCCATGGGCATCTCACTCGAGCTCGTGCAGGGCACCGCCCGCGACTTCCCGTTCCAGGTCCAGAACCCGGACGGGACGGTCCCGACCGGGATCTTCCTCGGCACGGACACGCTCAATGCGACGGTCTGGGCCGGGTCGAACGAGACGCCGCTTCTGACCCCGGCGGCGGCCTGGATCAATGCGACGGCTGCGCAGTACCAGGTGACCCTGCAGAACACGGACAGCAGCTCCCTGGCGTCCGGGCAGTATTACTTGCAAGCCTACGCGACCCGGATCGGCATCGGTTCCGCTCCCACGAGGACTACGGCGCTCTTGCCCCGCGGGACCTCACTGGAGATCCTCGCGGCGCCGGGCACGTCGTTCACGCCCAGGCCGACGTACATCAACGTGAAGGACATCCGCAAGATCGCCCCCTGGATCGATGACCTTCAGGTCCCCGACTCGAACACCGGCTTTGACGACCAGCTGGCCGACTCGCGGGACTGGCTGGACGAGATGACCCTGCGGAACTACCGCGGCGGCAACGTGTCGCTGCTCGGCTACCACGGCTTCGCGCTCGACGCCTGGTACACCGGCGGCGGCCGGCGAACGGCTCTCACCAACCGCTGGCTGTTCGCGGCCCTGCAACAGAACCAGCTCCTCGTCACGCCGCGGGTCAAGCAGGTCTGCGCGTACTACGCCCTCTCGCGGATCTGCGAGTCGATGATCACCAAGTCCGGCCAGTACGTGGCCCTGGCCAGCCGGTTCCGGTTCGAGGCCGAATCGCTGCTGGCCAGCACGACAGTCGAGATCGACGTTAACGGCGACGGGTTCGGCGAGGTGCCGATCAACTTCAGCTCGACGAACACGCTTTGGGCGTGATCCCCGAGTGAGGGCATCCCTTTCGGCATTCCTCATGTTACAGCCCCGGTGATTCCGCGTTATTTCAGCGGCCGACTCGGATAGGAATCAGTATACATGGGCGCTCACGCTCTCGACCTCCCACAATCACCTCGTGACGCGGTTTTCCGCGCCATGGAGACGATCGTCCGCCAGAACGCCACGTTCCAGCGGATCGTCAAGCCGAGCTCGTTCCGGACCTGGCAGGGCAAGCCGGAGGACGCGAAAGAGTTCACCTTCGAGATCGCGCCGGCGATGCGGTGGACCCCGATGAATACCGGGGAGCAGTTCCGGACGCCGGACACGATGTCGGGAGACCTCCTGATCAACTGTGAGATCCTGCTGAAAGGGACGAACGTCTCGGACCTCACCAACTTTTGGTGGATGGTCGCCCGCTGCTTTTACCCGCCGTCGAGCAGTCCCGGAATCACCCGCAACCAGGTCATCCAAGTTCTGCAGACGGCCGGGGCCCGCAGTGGCCTGGTGCTGTTCAGCCAGCCGGCTTTCGATCCCGGGCCGGACGGCGTCTGGTTGGCCGGCCAAGGGCAGATCAAGATCGAGATCCAGTCGCAGCTCAATACATGATGCGACGAGAAAACGGCTCGGCCGAGCCGTTTTTACTAATTCGCATGTCCTTGTTTTACTTTCCAAAGGACTCCCGTAATGTCGAGAGAATTTTTACTTCTGGTACAGGAGTCCGCGTATAAGACCCCTGTGGCTAGCCCAGTCTACTGGCCGACCGCCTCCGCGAATGCCTTTTACATCCGCCTCGACGGCGCCAACGTATTCACTATGCGGCCGCGGCCGGTCATGGTGGCCGTTCCCTACGGCGGCGGAGTGGCGATCGACGCTTTCCGCGTGTCGGACAAGATCGAGTGCAAGGGCCGGTTAGTCACCAAGCTTTACGCGGGACCGCTCTCGCAGTTTCTCTTGCAGTGGGCCGCCCAGCAGATCAACACCGGCCAGACGTCACCCTGGACGACTACCGAGCCGGCGGGCGACCTGGCGTCCGTGTCGATCTATCACGCGATCATGCGGTCCGACGGCTCGATCAAGCGGCGAGTCTACCTGGGGTGCAAGGTCGACGGCTGGGACGTCGACGTGAGCGAGGACGGCACGATCGCCACGCTGTCGATGGATCTGTCGGCGTCCACGCCACAGGGCAACCAGTTCGACAGCTCCACCGACCCGACCTCGACGACGTTCCCCGCTCCGACCGACAGCCCGAACCAGATGCCGGAGAATCCCTATGTCTTCGTCCATGCTTCGGGGGGCCTGACGATCGGCTCCGCGCGCACGCAGTTCCAGTCGCTCAAGCTGTCCGTCAAGAACCAGATGGCGCGGCGGTTCTGGGCCAATCGGTTCGTGAACCTGATGCGGTTCGTCGGCCGGGCTACGACGCTCGAGGCGCAAAACTTCTACGTCCCGTCGCCGGATGACCGGACGGATTACGAGGGACTCTTAGGTTTCCAGACGTCCGGGACCGTCCCGTACTCGAGCACGGCGGTGACGTTCGAGCTCAATAACGGGACCCATAGCGTGACATTTGGACTGAACAACAACTCAGTCTTCACCACCTTTGAAGATCAGCTCCCGCTCAACGACCTCTACACCCAGACGATGACCATCACGAACCAGTGGGATCCCACCGCCGGATCGGATCTCGCTCTCACGTTCACCTGAGCTTACGAAGAAATGGGACGAGCCCTCAGGGAGCGGTACATTGCCTGACGAAAAGATAAGAACAGAGCGGGATCTGTGTCTCGAGAACTATCGGTATCTCGCGGCGCCACAACAGGTCATTGCCGAGGACGCCCAGCTTGCGACCTCGCTAGGCCAGGGCCGGGGGCACGCCGACCTCTCGCGCGGGCGCGAGTTCCTGCACGTCAGCGATGCCGCCCAGGACTTCACCAGCGTAATGGACACCCAGGGACTGGGCGAGGGCCACGCGTTCACCGCGATCCAGAACAACGCCAACGCAAATGCCAACGCCGACGTGCAGGCCAGGGACCCCCGAGCCCTGACGGAGACAGACGTCCACGACATCATGGTTTCCAAAGTGCCACGTGGCGAGAACGAAAGAACGGCCGCAGACGAGGCGCACGACGTGATCGACATGGGCAAGCTCCAGCGCCGCGAGCGGATCGAGAAGGCCCTGGACAAGCGCACCGAGCAAGAGCAAGACATCCGCGACGAGGACGCCAACGTTCGCGGTGTGAACGACCAGGTCAACGAGACCAACCAGGCGGTCAAGCAGGCCGAGACCCAGAAGGCGCGGCTGGCCAAGGACGAGCCCCAGGCGGACCGGGCCAATCCGAGCCAGTCCGCGATCAGCGAGATACTCAAGCAGCAGGACAGGGTCTTGCAGATGAGTCAGAACGGCACCGTCAACCTGATGGAGGCCCAGGCGGTCATGGCCCAGCTTTCCGCCCGGATCGATCAACTCATCGCCGAGCAGCGGCAACTCCACGGCAACTGGCAAAGGCTGCGCATGGAGGATCAGAACCGCACCCAGCAGAACATGGGAGACTACTGAGTCGTAGGGTGGGCGTCGCTTCGCTCCACCCACTCTACTCTCCCCCCTTCCTCCCTCGCCACTCGCCACGATGTCGAACGATTACCTCACCATCAACGGCTCGCAGATCAACCTCGTGATCTACGAGTGTACGATCGACCGCTGCACGCCCTTCGTCCTCGGCGGCATCCCGGCATTGGGGTTTTCCCGCATTCTCGGCAAGCTGACCGCGCTGCCGGACCCATGGAGCGGCCAGTCGTGCTCTTGGTCGAACGGGAGCAGCTACCCCGGCACCACCTACTTCGTCGGCGACGTTGCCGGCTACTCCGACCGCTATCAACAAGGAGTCGGCTGGATTCGCGAGTACCGTGCGCTCGGTCTTCGTAACCGGGCCGATTATATTCCGGTCACGGACAGCAACACGCTCTCCGATACCGCGAGCTTTAACCTGCCCTCCGACGACCTCTACATGATCGAGTCCCGCGAGGGACGCACCATGGGCCAGTGCGTTCTCGACCTGCTCTCGATGTACCAGAACGTCGTCAGCCTCGCGTCTTACGGGATCGGCAACTTCACCTCGGCCGGCTTCGGGGGCGCGGGGACGGCCGTGCTCACAGGAACGACCGTCAGCTCGGTCACTGTCGCCGAGGGCGGCTCGGGCTACACGGTCGCCCCGACGGTCGTCCTGGCCGGTGGCGGCGGGTCCGGGGCGAACTATACGGCCAGCGTCTCCGGCGGCGTGATTACCGGGTTCAACCAGGTCTCAGCGGGTACCGGCTACACGACTCCGCCCACCGTCATCATCTCGACCTTGCCCACCGTCACCGTCACCGACCTGGCCGCGCTCAATGTGATCCCGCCTTTCCGCGTCACGTTCACCGGCGAGCGGATCATTCAGTCGATCCAGTCGGCCGTTCAGAGCTGCCATCCCAACCATTGGGTCTACATCGACGTTTCCAGCAACATCCGGATCGTCGATCAGCGGCTCTTTACGTCCAATACGGTCACTCTCGGCGGCTCGGACGTCCGCTGGCTGATGCCCAGCCTCCACCGCGACCTGTCCGACTGCTACAGCCAGCTCGTCGTCCGCGGCGATCTGTGCGTCTCCGGCGTCACCCTGGCCGTGAAGCCCTGGCCTGGGTCGGCGAGCTCGGACGGCGGGCTCCAGGAGGACTTCGCTTTCGGCAGCTACAGCACGAATGCCGCCGCGATCGCGGCCTGGTCGCCGTCGATGTTTCAGGTCTTCTCGCTCCAGACCGGCCAGGACCAGGGCTCTTGCACT